ATGTAGATGTATCTATCTTACCATCGCCTAGAAACTTATCTCCAGGACCACCTTTAGTCAAATGTTCAGGAAGTTTATCACTCATAATTAATCTACAAATTTAAATATATCTTCAAATGGTGCGTCTGTATCTAGTTTTCTGTTTTCTGGTTTCATTGTTTGCCACTTAAAGTAAACGCCTTTACCTATTGTTTGCATAAGTGTCGGATAAAATTTTACAAAAGGAAAGTCTTTCCATGATTCTATATCAGACGGGAAACAAACGTTGTATGATGTATCCCAACCTCTATCTAAAGTAGCACCTGTTATTGCCTTTGCTAACATACCTATTTCTACTGCACAAGACTCTCTATTACGTTTATCAATAAATTTAGGGTCTTCTAACTCCCATAGTGAGTCTGATTCTTCAAACTTCCACTTGTGAAATTTGTTAGGTGGTGCAAGTCTTGGTGTTGTTATTAAAGTCCAAGGTGCTGAACGCATATGATATAGACCAGGATTTTCACTATGTTTTTTAGGGTCACCCATATTTGCTTTAACGTCTGTATCAATCTTATTTCCTTCACATAGATTCCATAGTTTTCTACTACGCTCTGCATTAGGACCTAGTACAAATGTTTGATAAGGATATGCTTTCTGTTTTGATGTAACTAAAGGGTATGCTGTTTTAAGTATTTCTTCTATTGTTTCTCTAGTTGGTATTATCTTTGTATCATAATCAACAACATGTTTTCTATTTTTTAATGAATCTGTTATACTCATAATACACTCGCATATTTTGATACTGGAAAATGACCTTTAGGTTCTACCCATTCCATACATGTTTTACAATAGTTCTCATATTTAAATAATCTAAAATTCATCATCTTATCTATATTCTCCTGTGTTATATCAAATGTTCGGGAGTGTATTGCATTGTTGGCAAACTTCTTACTGCAATGTACAAGTTTTCTTGTTTCAAAATTAATAACAGGCACCATAGGAAAAGCTGCACACATCTTCCTATCTATTTCTGCAGCTTGAGTATGTACTGCTAATACATCATCTTTATTAGGTGTTCTACCATTAAATGATTTCCACATTGTATTCTTGTGATCTAACATTTTCATTTCTTCAGGATAGTTGTCTTTGTATTTAAAGTAATTAGGAGTTTTTACACACAGATTGTAATTGTTTAATTCATTTGGTTGTATGAAACCATATGGTTCTAATCTATCTAAATTACCTAGTTTTTCTATTTTGTCTTCGTAAAAATCTAATATGTTATGTTCAATGTAAAGTATATCAGGATCTTTTAGTATATGTGGATATCTTTTACGTACAAAAGAGTTTGATAATACCGAACATACGTGATTAGGTCTGCTCTTAACTTCATTAATAACATCATCTAAATTTTTTATTAGTCCTGGCTCACCACCTAAAAGACAAACACGTATCTTATAATTTTTTAAATAGTCTAGTGTTTCTTTTAAGAAATCCATATCAACCGTCAAGTTTCTCATCTCTAAAGTATAAGAAGTGCAATAGTGACAATTCTTATTACATGACATAGACATAAAAAAATCTATGGCTAAATAATTCTGTTGTATTTCTCTTAATGTTCTCATATCTTAAATTTGTCAAAAAAGAATTTATTAAATGCTACTAATAGTTTTTGTTTAGCATGATCTTTAAAATTTAATTCTTCAAATATGTAATCTTGTTTTTCGTAGGCCTTTTCTATTATATAATGATAGATGTCCTCTATATCATCTGCTATCAAAGACTTGTCAAGTACTATATCATCACCAAGGATGTATTTCATCTTCTTAACTAACTTTAATAATTTAAATGGTATTCTACTTGTAATATCAATCATGTTATTTTTATCATCAAAATAACAGAAAGTTTTAAGAGAAGGACTAATCACTATTTCATTCATACCGTGGCCATTATAATATTACATGTATTATCAACCTCTTCATCTGTTAAATATGGATGAATAGGCAATGTTAATATTGTATCACATATTTTTTGAGTATTCAAGCACTCATCTTTCCTATTTATTAGGTTGTTATACATAGGGTTTTCCGATATAGGATTCGGGTAATGTACACCTGCATTAAGTCTTTTCTTTAAGGTATCTCTTATCTCTTTATTCTCTAATCTTATAACGTATTTGTGATAACAATGATTAACTATTTCATCTACCTTTTGTAATGTTACAAAGTCTTTTAATAGATTGTCATATCTCTTTGCTATTCTAAATCTTTTATCTTGCCATTCGTGCATTTTAGATATTCTAAAGTTTATAAACTCGGCATTGATTGCTAACATTTTAGAGTTGTATCCTAACACTTCATTGTTGCCGTGTCTTCTTAACTTTCTAATAAAATCTGCTTGAGTTTTGTTGTCTAGTAAAACAGCGCCACCACCTGATATACCTGCAACAGGTTTGTTTGCATTGAAACTTAATGTTGCAATATCGCCATATGTACCTGCATATTGACCACCTCTATTTGCACCAAATGATTGACAAGCATCCTCTATTAATTTTATATTCTTTTCTTCACAAAAGTCCTGTATTTCTGTCATGTCAGATATATTACCAAATAAGTGAGGATATATAATTGCTTTTACTTCAGGTTGATACATTCTTCTTACACTTTCTATAGATAAATGATAAGTGTCAGGATCAATGTCACAGAATACAGGTGTCGCACCTACCATTGATATACAAGACGCTGTAGATATCCATGAAAAGTTTGTAGTCATTATCTCATCGCCAGGTCCTAAATCAAGTGCCATTAGAGCAAAACGTAGAGCGTCTGTGCCACTAGCACAAGTTACAGCATACTTTCTTTTTATAATACTTGTAATATTCTTTTCTAAAAACTCAACGTTTCTTTCATTTTCTTTTTGCATAACATTGTCAAAAAGTTTTAAGTATTCATCTTTATTTGCTAGATAATCTCTATCCCAACCTGTCATATAAGTACTCCGCTATCCTTTCTTGCCCTTTTGCGTTAGGGTGTCTATCTAATTCTGATATTTTATGTTCTTCTTTTAATGCACCAAACTCTATAGAAAAACCACCTAATTCTTCATCACCTGGCCAAGTAAAAAACTTGTCATTAAATTTGTTATAGTAAGGTGTATTTTTTATAGTATTTAAAACAACCTCTTTTAAATCTTCTCCGTTTTCATCAAACGTGTACATACCAAAACCTTTTTGTTCCATTGAAGATTTACCTTTTAATCTTTTTAGTTCCCATACATGTCCTCTATATAAACTAATCATTTGAAAATGTAAGTAAGGAAGTTTTTCTTGTTCCATAAGATTTTGAAAAGCATATTGGTATCTAATACTTCTTTCTACCCAATATTTTAAGTCACCTCTCATATCTTGTCTGTCATTTGTCCATCTATTTTTAAACCTATAATCACGTCTAGGTGCTGTAGACCACGCAGCCATAACCATACCTATTTCTTCTTTAGGTGTTTTCTGTATGTAATCACAAAGAGAAGAATAAATGTATTCTTGTCCTGCACCACACTTGCACAGATTAACACATTCCATGCCAAGTTTTTCTGCTAGTATATTAGGCCATTTAGGCCAATCGCAATCCATATCAGGATGAAATGGTGAGAAAAATATCTCATCGCCCCAACTACACCCACTTACTATTAGTTTCTTCATAAATTTAAAATTAACTTTGCCTCTTCACTTAACATATCTCTACTAAATGGTGGAGTATGTGTAACAACAACTTTTACATTACCTTTACCTGCTACACGTTCAGTTGCTTCTTTTATATTATTACTAATTTCATCAGCAGCTGGGCATAACATAGATGTTAATGTATGAGTTATTGTAACCTTATTTTCTTTTATATCTATATCGTAAATTAAACCTAAATTAAAAACATCTATTGATGGCATTTCAGGATCATAAACCGTTTTCAATTCTTTTATTATATTATCTTTCATTATGCTTTATTTTTTACTATTGATTTACCTTTCTCATCTAAATGATGTTCTATCTTTATATGATCTCCCTCTCTAACTAAACAATGATACAGACAATTTCTAGGTACTCTACTATGATCGCCTGCCTCACCTTCTCTCATTATCTTTTCAAAATCTCTCCACTCATCTGACAATACTATTTCATCTATGTTTTCTGCCTCACTTACTTTACTAACTTTTAACATTTTCTGAAACAAAGGTGTATTCAATGTCCATTCTTGGTCGCACCAACAACAAGGTAATAGATGACCTCTATTACTCATAGCCATTTGTTGTTTGCCATTTAAACATTGAGCAACAAACTTACCCTCTAGTTTATCTTTTTTGTCCGACATCTGGTCTAATATATCCTTTATATCCTAAATTGTATTCTTTTGTTTTTGGTCTTAATGGATCGTCTTCGTTCATCCAACGAGATGAATGTAAAACTATAAACATTAAACCCTCATCTATTGCCATTTGTTTTGCCTTTTCTAAATTATGTTCATTGTAACTAAACACTATAAACTGCCATGATGGCGTTTGTTGTAAATGTTGTTTTGACATGAGCATAACTTCATATAATTTTTGACCATCTTGGTTGATACGATACATATTACTTTCTTCAGGTAAACCATCTATTGCAAATATCCACTTTGCTTTAGGGTGTGCTTTAAATGCTTTCTCATACCATTGTTTAGGTTTTTGTGATGAGGCGTTATGTACGGTAACTTGTATTCCTTTTTTATAAAGATAATCTAATATTTCTACAAAATGAGGATGATGTACTGGATCAGATAACTGACCACAGAAATTAAATGAGTCAAAGTAATCTGATAACTTTTCTATCTCATTCATAGTAGCATCCCTACCATAAACTTTTCTGCCTTCAAGTGTAAAGTTAGTCTGTCTTTGACATCTCATACACTCTAATGGACACCTATTACTTATGTCAATGTTTATACCTTTCTTTGATCTTCTATAAAACGATATATCACTCATTTGCCTTTTCTCTCAAACATGTTACCAGTTGAATCAAACCATTCTTCTACTTTTAATTTATCTTCACCGTCATCTAAACAATGATGTTTACACACGGCAGGTATTTTATTTACATCACCTTCTTTTAAAATGTTATAAAACTCTACCCATTCTTTTGAAGATGTTATATCTTTTAAACTTTTATTCTTTGCAATATCACTTACACTTAATAACTTTTTTATTTCTTCAAACTGAATCCATTTAGGTGTATCAATATAACAACAAGGTAATAATCTGCCTCTATTATCTACAGCCATTTGTGTAGTGGTATTCATACATTTAGGTCTAAATTTATCCATACTGATTAGACCATATTCTTTTAGTTTTATCTTTAGGCATGTAAGGATCGTTTTCATTTAACCACTTTGATGAATAACAAAGACTAAAATTGACATCATTATCTTGTGCCATTTTTCTTGCCTCATCTACATCTTTTTCGTTATAAGAAAATATAATATATTGCCACATAGGTGTAGTGTTTAAATGTTTTTTACTTTCTAACATTATATTAAATAGTTTTTCGCCGTCTTGGTTTACTCTATACATGCAACTATCTTTAGGCAGACCATCAATACCAAACACCCAACGCATATCAGGATGTGCTTGAAACGCCTCTATATACCATTCTTTAGATTTTAAAGATGAAGCGTTATGTATAACACCATCAACATTTTTCATTTTACATAATCTTAATATATCAATAAAGTATTCGTTATGTACAGGATCAGATAACTGACCACAGAAATTTATTGACTTAAAATAATCAGTTATTTTTACAAAGTCATCTAGCGTTAAATCATGTCCAGGTATATCTTTGTTACTTGAAAAATAAGTTTGTCTTTGACATCTAGGACATTCTAATCCACACCTTGCAGATAGATCAACATTGACACCAGGATTCTCACCTTTATCTCTTATGAAAAATTGCTCCATTATATCCTATCAATTGCAACTAATAAGCTTGATATTTTATCTTCATTTCGTTTATCGGTTAAACAAGTTGCCTCTCTTTTCCAGTAAACAGGACCACCATCTTGTATTTCTTTATCTCTCATATATAATACTTTCTTACCAAAGTATTTACATTCTTGTATAATACGTGGTGCAGGATCAAAATTAGGTTTTGTGTAAACGTATGTTTCAAACGAACCTAATAAATTTTTTACTGGCACATTTACGTTATTGTATTGTGGGTTTAAATAATCTTCTGGATAAGTTATGATACCATGTGATTGATATAACATATAATTTTTACTAATAACATCTTCAACTGCTTCATAATACATTTTGTTTGTACCTAAAAATAGATACTGATATTTTATATCATGTTTAAATGATTTGTATATACTAAAGTTTATAATCTTTTCAAATTGACGACCTACACCATTCTTATAAACATCAAAGTCACATAGGTCAATAATCTTTTTAGGTTTATATTTTTCTACTGCAACATGATAATCAACAGGATGATTTTCAGAATATACAGATATAAGTTTACAACCGAATAATTGATGTAGAGTTAATTTTTGTGTTTCGGTTCGTAGTTTATAATCATACAATCCTAAAGTCAATTGACTTCTACCCATAATCAAAGTTATATCATTTGGCTTAGGTAAAAAATAATCAAAATAAACATTTTCAATTTTGATATATTGTTCAGTTAGAGCTGCTATATAATCTTCTTGTGTAAAATCTTTATTTGGTATAATTATGAGAGAAGCGTTTATACCTAATCCTAATGAATTTAGATAACAACAATGTTCATAACTATATCTTAAAAGGCCATCTCCAGGCTTACTTGTACATACTATATTTACATTTTTCATAATAATATTATATCATATCCTTTCATTTCCGTCAAGTTTATTTAAAAGGATGACCGTAAAAAAACACTGGTAAGCTGTGTCGTTCTCCTTGTTTTACTATATAAACACTATGGCTTTGCCATGATGGGAATACTAATACACTTCCTTTAAATAATGGTATATTAAAATTGTTTATATTATGGTCTTTCATCATAAATTCACCGCCCATAAATTCTGATGGATCATTCAATAAAATAGTCATTGATAATTTTCTTGTCATATTGAATATAGGACTATCTTTCGTTTTAACCACACTATTGTGACTTGCTAATCCATCTCTATGCCATCGGTACTGATTACCAACTCTATAGTTATGTAATTGTACTTGTTCACCTTTTATTTCATAACGCCAACCTGATTCTTCATTGGCCTTATTCATAAAGAAATATAATCTTTCTAATAACCATTCATCATCTTTTTCGGAGTTGATGATACGTTGTATATCAACATCTCTAAATGCTCTGTGTTGTACCCAATATAAGTTATCAGTTTCTTTTTGTTTCTTAAAGTGATTACTACTATCGGGACAATCGTTTCTATCGCTAGTCATCCATTTCATGCTACTATTTATAGACTAAATAACTATATGAAATATGACTTAAACCTTATAAGAGAAGAATTGAGAAGACTACCAAAGTACGAAAAACAATTGTATTTACAAGGTCACTCAAAAGACATGGATCCTGAAGAAGGTGCTGATAAAGGTTATGACGTAGATGATACTGAACATACCTATAACGTACCTTTGTTTGATAAGATACCTTACATTAATAATATAATAAGTGAAAACAATTTAGTAAGAACAAGGTTGATGAAGATGAGACCTAAAGCATGTTATCTATGGCATGCTGATAAAACAAAAAGATTACACATACCTGTTTACACACACTCACATTGTTTTTTATTAGTAGATGAAGATAGAATACATTTACCTGCTGATGGTACTGCATACGTAGTAGATACTACAAAAAATCACACAGCATTGAATTGCTCAAAGATAGATAGGATACATATTGTAGGCGCCTTGCAATGATTTATGATTTAGTGATTACGTCTTTACCAGGAATGGATAAAGGTAAACCTGCACCAGGTCCTGCATTTATAAAAGGGTACCTAGAAACTTTTGGTTACAAAGTTAAAGTTATAGACGGCAATCAATTAGATACTTTAGAAAACATACACAAAGAAATTGCAAAGTACGAATACAAATGGTTAGGCATATCTGTCTTTTCTTTTCTACAGAAAGACAATGCTTTAAAACTTGCTGAACCTTATAAGAACGTGTTGTTTGGTGGGTCTGGTGTAGATAAGAATTGGCCTAGAAAACCTTTTATAAGAGGTGAAGAACATGCTCTCAAAGCATTTTTAGAAGGTGATTTAGATTTTCCTGGTATAAATGGTAAAGATCCTGTACAGATGGAAGACATAGAAAGTCTGCCACCACCCGATTATTCAGATACAATACATCAACACAAATACGACAGAGCAGTTATATCAGGCAGTAGAGGTTGTGTTCGTAAGTGTACCTTTTGTGATGTTATGTCAATATGGCCAAAGTATAGATGGAAGACAGGTAAAAAGATTGCTGACGATATGCACCAAGTTGCTGACGCTACAGGTTTTGATAAGATAGTATTTTCAGATTCTCTAATCAATGGATCAATGAAACACTTTAGAGATTTATGCCATGAGTTAGCAAATAGAAAGAAAAAGATAGAATGGGATGCTCAGTTTATTGTTAGAGATAAAAAGACTTTCTCTCAACAAGACTTTGATAATTTATCTAAATCTGGTTGTGATATGTTAGAAATGGGTATAGAGTCAGGTAGTGAACAAGTAAGACACCATATGAAAAAGAAGTTTAGCAATGATGATATAGAATACTTTGTTACAAATTTAGGTGAACGTAATATAAAAATGAAATTTTTACTTATATGTGGTTACCCTACAGAAACAGAAAAAGACTTTGAAGAAACTTTAGATATGATAAGAAAGTATAGAAAGTATGCTAAAAAAATTACTATATCACACCATATAATGATAACGTTTCAAAACACACCACTAGATTTTGAACATAGAGATTTATTTAATTCAGAATTTGGTTATCATTGGAAAAATGAAAATTCAGATTTTGCAATTAGATTTGATAGATTTAAAAGGTTGATGAAGTTGGCACAAGACCTAGGTTATCAGTTTCAAAAACATGCGTTAGATAAAGTAAAAGCGTATCAACAAGATTTAGATAAACTTAATCAACACAATAATATTGCTGTACAAAGTTAGAAAGACTTATTAAAACCTAAAGTAAACTTTCTACCTTCTTGTGAGAAACCATGAGGTGCCTCGTAGTTTTCATCTAATAGATTTAATATACTAATACCAAAGTCTATACCATAGTAGTTGTAACCTATATTTAAATCAAGTAAATGTGTTTCAGGCATTGATATAGTTGACCAGTTTGAATTGTGTACATCTAAATGTTTACCTTTGTATTTGTAGTTTGTTGTTAAACTAAAATTATTTTCAAAGTTATAATTATGTACAAATCCTAATGACCACTCTGGTCTTCTTAATGATACGGTATCATTTTTCTTACTATTTAAATGACTTGCAAATACTTTAAAATCTTTTTGTTTAAAACTAAACTCAATACCATCTGTATTTAAATCGCCAATATCATTTTTAAATATAGTTGTTGCAAAGTTATTTTTAGTTAATGTTAATTCTTGTGAGTCACCATACTCAATAGCTGTGTATTGTGTTTCATCTTTATAACTTGTTGATGTACTACCACTTATACTTAAACCATCTTCTATCTCTTTAAAGAATCCTAGTTTATATGTTTCGTGTTCTTCATCAAACCTGTGATGATATGAAAATATATTGTATGAAGCATTGAAGAAGTATCCTAGGTTATGATGATTACCTCTATTCTCACTCCATGTACTTTTACCATATGACTCATTATGTTTGTAATCAAAACCAAACCCATAGTTTTTTGTTTGATGTGTTCCTCTTATTGTAAAGTTATCACTCTCATAATGGGCGTCATCAAAATCTCTATCATAATCATGTGTGTGAAGTGTTAAACTATTATTTAAATAATCTATTCCTGTCTGAAAAGCATAGAATGTATTATCTGACCATTTGTCATTTTGTATTGCAACACTATGACCATCTATATCTGTAAAAGTATTTCTAGCAAACCAACTTGTTCTCCAATGTATAAGATCATACCACTTACTTACATTAACAGATATTGATTTGTTATCTGTGCCGTCTAATTCATCTGCACCTGATAAAGCAGAAACATTTTTTGATTCATGTTGACCTGCTGAAACTGATATATCAAAATCATTTAATCTAGTGTAATAATTACCATTAATAGTTTTATCATTACCATTACCTGATACACTAAATTTTTTATCGTAATCTACATTTGTTCTAAAGTTAATTACACCACCAACTGCGTCTGCACCCCAATGAGCACCAGACGATCCTTTATATACGTCTATCTGATATACGTTAAACATAAAATCTTGCCCTACATCAAATTGACCTGTAGGTGTAGAGAAGTCATTTATAGGTATACCGTTCAATAAAACTAAAGCGTGATTAGAGTTTGTACCTCTAAAAAATACAGACGATTGTTGACCTGTAGGACCTGATTGTGTTACATCTAAACTAGAAACAAAATTTAAAACTTTAGGTAGATCAATAAGTTTATACTTTTCTATTTCACTCTTTGTTATGACCGTAGTAGGTGTAATTTTATCACCTAATGCGTTTGAATTGTTGATAGATGGCTTAATTACAACACAAGGTATATCATTGTCCCAACTACATTTAGAAGCATGGGAATAAGTCATTGTATTCAACAGAATTATCAATAAAAATATAATTATTTTCATACTAAATAATAACAGGTTTTTGCGAATTTGTCAATAGTCTATATATAATCGGTATAAATAGTACTATGGCAGCTGTAGCAAATTTTAATATAGACCAAGGTACGACATTTAGTTCAACCGTGACGGTTAAAGATAGTTCGGGAAGTCCGTTAGATTTAACTGGTTATACGGCAAGTGCAAAGATGGCTTTGGGATATGCAAGTACAAGAACACGTACAGACTTAACGATAGAATTTACAGCAGATAGAACGACAGGTGGTGTCACTATGTCACTAACTGCAACGCAAACTGCCGCTTTAGAGGCACCTGCAAGATATGTGTTTGATTTAGACATAACAGATTCTTCAGGTACCGTAACAAGAGTAATTGAGGGTCTAATGACTATTAGACCTAATGTATAATAAGGAGAATACAAAATGAGTAGTGAAAATTTAAATTCAACAACTGCACCAGCAACTGCGCCAGCAGAAACATCTTTTACAATAGACGGTAAAGAATACAAGAAAAGTGACTTGTCACCGAAGTGTTTTAATAGTATTATTGTAAGACAAGATTTACAAGCAACTAAAGTAAAACTCTCTTTAGAGTTAGAAAAGGTTGCAATTCTTCAGGCTCACTATGACGCTGTTATTGCAAAAGATTTAGGTATTGACTTAAAAAAAGAAGAACCTAAAACAGACGCAAAATCGTAGTTGATTATATAATTGTAGATTGATTTAGTACCTTATTATTATAAATATTGTAATAAAACAATAATAACAGGTAACAATGTCAAACGATATTACAGCTACGTATAGTACAGGTACTAATACAACTGCTACAATTAATAGTAATTCAACAGGACCGAATAACGTTTCTGTTACTTCACCATCTGTCGCTCAACTTCAAAGTAACGTAAATAAACTTACTGGATTAAGTGACGTAAACGCTTCAACACTTGACGATGGAGCAATGATTCAATATGATGATACAACAAAAAAATTTATAACGAGAACTGAAATAAAAACTGAAAGTGGTAATTTAGTATTAAACGGTGGCACATTTTAATAGGGAGAAAAAATGGCAACAATTATAAAGATTAAACGAACCACTGGTGCTTCGGCACCCTCGGGTCTTAACCAAGGGGAACTAGCCTACGTTTACGATACATCAGCTGCAAGTACAGGTGCTGGTGGTAATGGTTTACGATTATTCATAGGTGATCCTTCCTCTACTTCAAACGCTGCAATTCAGATAGGTGGACAATACTATACTCAATTGATGGACCATGCACATGGTACATTAACTGCTTCATCTGGTCTAATAGTAGACTCAAA